GAATCCAATTGGAGTATTAGAAGGAGGCTCGCTTCTTGTTTACAAAGAACCTGAAAAAGATCATCAGTATATATGCACTGTGGACGTTGCTAAAGGTGTTGGTGGTGATTACAGTACTTTTAATATTATAGACATATCTAAAACTCCGTTTGAGCAAGTATGTGTTTATCGTAACAATAAAATGTCACCTATATTGTTTCCTAACATTATATACAAGTATTGTAAAAATTATAATGAAGCTTATGTAGTAGTAGAAAACAATGATCAAGGTACTATCGTATGTAATGGATTATATTATGAATTAGAATATGAGAATTTACATTTAGAGTCTGCTTTAAAAGCTAACGGTCTTGGTATCATGATGAATAAAAAAGTAAAAAGACTAGGATGCTCTACTATAAAAGATATTGTTGAAAGCAGAAAGCTTAACATTCATGATCAAGAAACTATTATTGAGATGTCTACTTTTGTAGCTAAAGGACAGTCATACGAAGCATCTGATGGTAACCATGATGACCTAATGATGAATCTCGTATTGTTTGGATACTTTACATTAGGAGATAGGTTCTTAGATATGTCAGATATTAATATGAAAGAGCTTATGTTTAAACAAAGAATGAATGAAATAGAAAGTGATATCTTTGAATGGGGATACCACGATGATGGTTTAAATGAACCTATATTAGAACCAGAACCAGATGAGTGGCATATCCAAGGCGGTAAGCCATGGGTAGAAGAATTTTACTGAGAATTAAAATGTTATAAATAAAGGTAATTGAACATCCTTATTATGACATCTTATCATTAACTCAAAAGGAAAAGAGAAATGGCAGCATTTAGTCCCTCTGAATCTCCTGCGATTACAGTTAAGGAAGTAGACCTTTCGGGTTTCGTCCCTAACGTCCAGTCTACTACTGGAGCATTCGTAGGAAATTTTCGCTGGGGTCCGGCAAAGAAAGCTACTCTGGTTGACACAGAGGCTACGCTTGCCGAGAAGTTTGGATCCCCAACAGCAACAGGCGCTGTAGACTTTTTGTCAGCAGCACAATTTTTAAGATATTCTTCTGCTATGTACGTCGTACGCGAACTTACATCAGCAGCTAAAAACGCAACTTCATCCTCATCAGTCGTAACTAACGTTAACAACAATGACCATTGGGATGAAGTAAAAAGTACATTTGGTGCAGGCTCAGGCGAGATTAACGTAGGTGCCTGGATTGCTAAATGGGCCGGAGCGCTTGGAAACTCACTGAAAGTAGATATCTGTACAGCAGCAGGCTTTACAGCTTGGGCTTACAAAGGTGAGTTTGACGCAGCTCCAGGAACATCAGCATTTGCAGCTGCACGAGGCGGATCAAATGATGAGTGTCACATCGTTGTAGTAGACGAGGATGGAGAAATTTCAGGTACAGTTGGAACTGTTCTTGAGAGATTCGCTTTCGTATCTATGGCAAGTGATGCTAAAGCAGCAGATGGTACATCAAACTATGCAGCAGATGTAGTTAATAACTCATCTAGCTATGTATGGTTAGCACATTGGGATAGTGATTTATCTACACTTACACATGCAGGTACAGCAGCATCTGGTAAAGCATTCGGTAACCCTAATGCAGCAATTAGTAAATCATTAACAGGTGGTGTAGATTCTGCAGCACTAGCAACAGCTCAAGTAGCAACAGGATTTGATTTGTTTGAAGATACAGACACAATCCAAGTTGACTTCTTAATTGCCCCAGGTATGGCAAGCGCAGCAGATCAAAGAACAGTAGTAAATGATCTAGCAGGTATTGCTGGAACAACTAGAAAAGACTGTGTAGTAGTAACATCTCCAGACAGAGCTGCAGTTGTTAACAACGCTGCTCCGGTTACAGCTACAACTACAACAGTAACTGGATTTAACAGTTCATCATATGTAGTTGTAGATAATAACTACCTTAAAGTGTATGATAAGTTCAATGACCAATATGTCTTTATCCCAGCTGCTTCTACAACAGCAGGTGTGATGGCAGCTACAGATGCTAACGCAGCTCCATGGTTCTCACCAGCAGGTCAGAGACGTGGTCAGTACTTTGGTGTAACAGCTCTAGCTTATTCTCCTACTAAAGCAGAAAGAGACACATTATATAAAGCTGGCGTAAATCCAGTGGCCAATATTCCTGGTCAAGGCATTCTACTATTCGGTGACAAAACATTCTTAGACAGACCATCTGCATTTGACAGAGTAAATGTCCGTAGATTGTTCTTAGTCATGGAGAGAGCGATTGCAGCAGCGGCTAGAAATGTAATGTTTGAATTCAATGACGAGTTTACTCGCGCTGAGTTCGTAAACATTGTAGAGCCATTCTTGAGAGAGATTCAAGGTCGCCGTGGTATTACAGACTTCAAAGTTGTTTGCGATGCAACCAACAATGGGTCATCAGTTGTAGACCGCAATGAATTCATCGCGAACATCTTCGTTAAGCCTGCACGTTCAATCAACTACGTTACATTAAACTTCGTAGCTGTTAGAACCGGTGTTGACTTCGAAGAAGTCGCAGGCACTGTATAGGAGATACGTAGATGGCTATTCTAGGAGTAGATGACTTTAAAGCCAAGTTGAGAGGTGGCGGCGCTAGACCAAATCTGTTCAAAGCGACTGTAAACTTCCCAGCTTATGCAGGAGGTGATGTGGAAGTAACATCATTTCTTTGCGAGGCAGCACAACTACCAGGTTCAACAATCTCACCGATTATTGTACCGTTCAGAGGTAGACAATTAAAAATGGCTGGTGATCGTACATTTGATGTATGGTCTCCAACAATCATTAACGATACAGATTTTGTAATTCGTGATTCAATGGAGCGTTGGATGAACGGTATGAATGCACATAGTGCTAATACTGGCTTAACTAACGTTGTAGATTACGAAGCAGACTTACTTGTAGAGCAACTTGATAAAGATGGTTCAACAATTAAGACTTACAACTTCCGTGGTTGTTTCCCAACAGCGGTTTCTCCAATCGATCTGAGCTATGCATCAGAGAATGAGATTGAGCGATTCACTGTTGAGTTCCAAGTCCAGTACTGGGAATCAAACACCACATCGTAATAAGCCCTATAAATATCAGAGGGGCTCAAGGGCCCCTCTTAACTAATTAGGAATTAATATGGCTGAAGACAGTTTTAAATTATTTGGATTCGAGATCAAAAGAGCTCGTAACAGACAGCAAGAGAAGTTACAATCTATTGTACCTCCTGTTGATGAGGATGGTGCAGGTTTTGTCACAGCTGCAGGTGCACATTATGGTACCTATGTCGACTTGGACGGTGAAAAGACCAAGGACGAAAAACAACTTATTATGCAATATCGTTCAGTTTCGCATCATCCAGAGGTAGATGCAGCGGTAGAAGATATTGTTAACGAAGCTATTACATCAGGAGGAAAAGAAGCTCCTGTGAGGCTTAACTTAGATAATGTAGATGGAATAAGCGATCAAATTAAGAAAGCAATGACTGAAGAATTTGATTCTGTTCTTTCTATGCTTAATTTCGGTGACTTAGGTCATGATATGTTTAAGCGTTGGTATGTTGATGGTAGAATGTTTCATCACTTAGTACTCGATGAGAACAATCTTAAAGCTGGTATTCAAGAAGTAAGACCTATTGATGCATCTAAGATTAAAAAAGTTAAACAAATTAAAAAGAAAAAAGATCCTGAGACAGGTGCAACTCTTATTGAGCGAGTAGATGAGTTCTATATCTACCAGGAGAAACCTGGTTCTACTAATCAAGGGATTAAGATTACACCTGATTCAATCTCTTATGTTACGTCCGGGTTACTAGATGAGGGCCGAAAAAAAGTAGTATCCCATCTTCATAAAGCTCTGAAGCCTATTAACCAGTTACGTATGATGGAAGACTCTCTAGTCATTTATAGATTAGCTAGAGCTCCAGAACGTCGTATATTCTATATTGATGTAGGTAATTTACCTAAAGGTAAATCAGAAGAGTATATGAAAGGCATTATGGCTAAGTACCGTAATAAACTCGTATACGATGCTAACACAGGAGCTATTAGAGATGATCGCAAACATATGTCGATGCTTGAAGACTTTTGGCTCCCTCGTAGGGAAGGTGGTCGTGGAACAGAAATCTCTACACTTCCAGGCGGTGAAAATCTTGGACAAATCGACGACATCAT